GAAGTTTCAGCCAATGCCGTACCAGCAGTAAGTATATTTGATATTTTATCATAGACAAGTTCATCATGCTTGCCTTTTCCGAATGCTTCTTTAACGTCACAAAACTGTTGGAACTTCATCAACGGCTGTGCTGCATGCCTTATCTTCTCAGATAAGGTCGCCATAGATAATGCGCCACCAGATGTATCAGTTGCAAAATAAATTCCTGCCATAATTAACTCCTAAGTCCAACCTTTTGCTTGTTTGCCTGTCGCTCTCGAAGGTAGGCTGTGTAACCCTCTTTTGTTTCAGCTTCAGGTGGTTTTTCTTGACCTTTCGGCCCTTTAGCCGTAGAGAGACCCGATGTCTCTGCTTCTTTGGCTGTCTTTTCCTTCTTTTCTTTTTCGTACTCTTCGCGGCCTTTGACTCGTTCTGACTCAAGTAACTTTTTAACACTTGAGACAGCACTCTCAATACGTTCTGGCATTGGCTTTCTTGTGTCAGTTTTACCCAACATAACACCAACCAAGTCCTCGTAAGGAACCATATCGGGATGGTTCAATCTGAAAGCATTTGTCTGCTCAGATATAGCCAACTTCCTCTCGAAAGCCTTCATTTGATTCTTGAGAGTCTTTTTGTCCACATATTCATCATCATCATCGGAGGTCTTGTTTCCATTAGCCTTATCCCAATCTATGAAAGGCGTAACTGTATCTAACAGTTCTTTATCTTTCGTTGATTGTTGCCTAATAGTCGCATTCTCCTGCTCAATCTTAGAAATATGTGCCTGTGAGTCTTTATACCGCTTCTCGAAGTCGTCGCTATGGGTCTCCGTAACTTCAGGTTCCGTAACTTCTACTTCTGTCTTTTCTTCTGCCATAATAATTCCTTTCTGAGATTCCTGTGACGCAGGGTCATCTCTGGTTTGTGGCTCCTTTCGGGTCGCCGATTTCTAATTTAACTTTGTCAGTTATTATTTAAGTTTTCAAACGAAGCCTTGCCTTCAATAAGCTTGGCTTCTATAAAATCAAATAATCCGTTTATAGCGTTTACTGATTGCTGTAGTCTTATGAAGTCTGTAAGTTCTAATGCGTTTTCAAATTCCTTTAGAAGTGAATCTCTTCTTGCTACTAAAGCTGGTTTGACTACCTGCTTCCATCCGTCAGAATGAATCATCGCACTTACAAGTTGACCATCTATCATTGACTCTTCTAATGAATCTCTCTCTTCGCTCATGTTATCCTCTATAATTTCTTATTTCATCTTCTGACATACCAGCGACCTTCTTCTTTGCCTCTTCCCTTGCTCGCTCGCCCATCTTATCTCTCTGTTCGGGAGTTGGCCCCCTGGGTGTTTCTGCTATTATGTCATCCAAATTAAGTATGCTTAGATATTTAGTCCATAGCTCTGGAATATTAGTTAGAGAAGCAAGTGTTTCGTTTTGCAATGCCATTGCTAATACTTGTTGCATACGCTCAGTCTGTTCTCTACGAACCAAAAGTAAACTTAATCCACCAACAGAGAATTTATACCTACCACGATACTGTTCTGGTATTACTTCAAATTGGATAAGTAAATCAAACGACATCTCAATTATTTTAGTTAAAGATGTTGCCTCTATGTCCCTTGCGATAGTGTCAAATAATCCTTGTGCCTGTGCTGTCTTTAACTCAGCCTCAGTTGCGGTCTTACTCTTACCTGATGTTCCCATTAAGAACTCAGTAACGGCAGTTCCCTTCTGAATCTCACCTTGAAGTAAGTCCATTGTCACAAATGAGTCTTGACCGACACCTGATGTGCGAATCTCTTCTATAGCCCTGCCTTGCGTACTCTTAGCAACCATCTTACCTGGGTACACTTGCGTCATTGACCGAGGATTAACCAACATTGACGGTTGGTACTCAAACATCTTATTTACAGAGAAGTTAAGATTGTCCAACGATAGATTTATAATATTGTTGTAAGCATATTGCATTTTAGCAACAGGCTCTACTAAAGACACGCCCCATGCACCTCTATGTGGATAAGATATTGGCGTAGTCGGAACGTAAGGGTTAAATCCATGTTCAAATGGATTGTCCTGTTGCCTTATTATGTATTTCTCGTTAGCAATCAAAACTAACTGATTCTCTTTGATTTTATTAGTGTTCTTATCGACTATATCGCCCCAGAACTCAGTAATCAACACCCTTTTGTCTGTTTTGTTATGGTCGCTGATGCCCCTTCTTTTTCTTTCCTCCATTTCATGCTCTATGTCTCGCTGATCTTCTTGTATTTTGTTTATCTCGGCCATGTTATAGATATTTTTGTCAGAATCTGCATTGATTTTCTTGGCCATAAGTTTCAATGTGGCCAAGTCCATCTCTTTTTCTTCTATAACGTATTTAGGTGAAACATCACCCTGTTGATAGTCTGGGTCTATATAAGTCTTTGATGTAGATGAGTTTACATACTTCAATCCATTTTCCCACAAAACCTTCGGAACGCCAAGACCAACTAAGAATGCCTCTTTTATTACCTCTGCGTATGCTATGGCGAAATTACTATTTGATAAGGCACGTTTGAATATTCGTTCTACTTCTTTCCGTGCTTTCTTGGCCTCTATATCTTTGGGGTCTTTTGCTTCTAACTTAAACAGTTTCCTCGGCGAGATAACTGCACGCTTCACAATAGAAGTGGCTTGCTCAACGGCCATGAACACTTTTGGGACAAAAACCTTACTCTGCCAACTCTTCTTTTTAGAATAGTCCTGTTTGTTTTGGTAGAGATTCCACAACTCATCGGCGGCATTCCTGCGGTCACGAGTAGCATCTTCGGCTTCTTGTTTAAGTTCCTGTATATAAGCTATTGTTTCTTCTGTTTTTTTGCTCATATTTAAAGTACCGTAGTAATCGTATAAGAATTTGCTATGTCTGAATCCACTTCTTCTTGCTCTATTATTTGGTCAAAACCAACACCTTTAAGTGCGTATAGACCTAATATAAAACAATCGCCCATGTCTGGGCTCCTGCCCAGTCTTTTTTTTGTGTCATCTTTTTTCTCAATTGCAATCTGACCTTTAGAATTAGTGAAATATCTAATAGAAGCCAAATCCTCAAGGAGCTCATCGTTGTCTGGTAAACTAATTAGATTATCACGAAACATCTCCTGAGCCAGCATCCACATCTCTGCTTTTAGGTTTCGATACTCATCGGGGTTATTAGATTTCGTGCCTGAGTTGATACCCATTACATTTATACCCAATTCACTCAATCTACTGCGTATTCCGGCGCCAATACCAATAGAATCCAATGCAGCAACAGAAGCGCCAGTCTGTTTATACATTCTCGCTATCCTGCCAGCGGTTTCCATTGGTTCTTTTTTACGAAGAGCCTCTATTAGAGTTATCTTACCCTCTTCCAAAGCCATGATAATAGTCTTATCGTTTCCAAATTCAGCGGGGTCACAACAAACCACTCTTCGCTTCTCATGTAAACAGAACACGTCAGCCTTGACAGCCCGCAATACATGAGAATAAGGAATACAAGCGTCGTCGCAGTCGGTATCTTCGTGAGAGTTCAAAACAAACCTACGATATACAGACGGCTGAGACTCTTCCTTAACTCTCAAAGAAGTAACGAAATCGGCAGGAAGATTATCGAGGTTATCGTAAGTCGTAGCCTCAGTTAATGAAGCTAAATCGCCATAACTGTAAACTTTGCCAGATTTATTACTCTCTATCTCGAATTTCTTGCCCAATAAGCAATCAGTGCCAGACTTATTTATGAATTTGCGCCAGTTCCAGTTATGACCGTTAGCATTAGCAATACAAAAGCCCTGACGCAAAGGAAGCTTCAAATCACAGATTATAGAACTCTCGGCCCTTAACTTCTGCTCGTAACTTAAATCTTTAAAGTCGTCAACAATCTTATCTAAAGTACCAAGTTCGACAAGTTGTTGCTGGACATCCTTTTTAGGAGTTAAAACACGCCTTAAACGACCACCTAACTTCTCAAATACCTCATCGGTATCTAATTCTTCAGCCTGCTCAATAAAGAACCAGCCCAAGTTAATGTTCTGGACAACGCCAGCCATCTCGTCTACATGATGAAAAAGAATTTCAGAAGTAGGATAACCCTTACCGTTACTAATCGTGCAAGATTTACTCTGAGTCTTAATCTTTAAGCCAGTGTAATCACGAAAGTCAGACATAGTACTATCACGCAAGTCAGTCATGTTCTCCCTGAGAATCAATC